GTTGTGCATCCGATGTTAGTGGAAGCCTGTGTTGATTTCTCAGCTCGATTCATCAAGGAAGTGTTTCCTCCTGGTGGCCCGGTAAAGTCCAAGATTATTGGTGAGGCAGACAAGTCTAAAGTCAGCAAAGCACAGCGCAAGACTGAATTTATGAACTGGCAGACCACCGAGCAGATGGTTGAGTTCCGATCAGAGCTTGAGCAGTTAAGCACGCAGCTGCCATTAGGTGGCGGTCAGTACATGAAGTTTATGTGGAACTCACGCTTTATGCGACCTACATCTGAGTTCGTTCCTATTGATGACATATACCTACCCTTCTCTGCAACAAACTTCTACACCGCCGAGCGTAAGACTCACGTTCAGTATGTTACTGAAATGGAGTACGATAAGCGCGTAGAATCTGGAATGTACGCAGACATTGAATTACCCACGCCTACTGAGCCAGAGTTTAGCGCAGCTGAACGTGCCAACGAGAAAATCGAGGGCAAGCAGAATACTAGCTACAACGAAGATGGTCTGCGAACCATCTTTGAGATCTACACGTTCATGGACTTTGAAGATGGCGAAGGTTTAGCGCCTTACATCCTAAGCGTGGACAAGTCTTCAGATAAAGCCTTGTGCCTTTACAGGAACTGGGAAGAAGATGATTCAAGGAAGAATGAGCTGCACTGGATCGTAGAGTTCCCATTCGTACCGTGGCGCGGTGCTTATCCAATCGGCCTAACTCACATGATTGGTGGCCTGAGTGGAGCAGCGACTGGCGCATTACGAGCCCTACTAGACTCGGCTTACATTCAGAACGTGCCAACACTACTGAAGCTAAAGGGTGGCCCAGGTGGCCAGACCTTGAATGTTCAGCCTACTGAGATTGTTGAAATGGAAGGCGGCGCGTTGATTGATGACGTTCGCAAGCTGGCCATGCCTCTACCATTTGCTGGCCCAAGTCCAACATTGTTTCAACTTCTAGGTTTCCTAGTTGATGCAGGAAAGGGTGTGGTCCAGACATCGTTTGAGAAGTTTAACGATCAAAACCCCAATGCCCCAGTGGGAACCACGATGGCTATCATCGAGCAGGGAATGGTTGTGTTTAGCTCAATTCATTCTCGCTTACATGCCTCAATGGCTCGTAGTTTTAATATCCTACACCGCATCAACTCAATGTATTACACGCAAGAAGAACTTGACGCGCTGGATGCTGGGTTAGATATTTCTGCCGAAGACTTTGACGGACCTGCAGACGTAGTGCCGATTAGTAATCCTGCGATCTTCAGTGAAGCCCAGCGATTCGCTCAGATTCAGGCTATCATGGCTAGAGCAGCAGCAATGCCGCAAATGTATGACGCACTAGCTGTTGAGGAGATGTTCTTACGGACGCTTAAAATTCCACCGACTGAGGTTCTTAACCCAGCGCCCGGATCAGAAGATAGAGATCCAGTAAGTGAAAACGTGGCGGCAGCGATGGGTCAGCCTATATACGTGCTTCCACAGCAAGATCATTTGGCTCACCTACAGGTGCATTTAGCATTCTTAAAATCTCCTATGTTTGGCTCAAACCCAGTCATTATGAGCAATTTCTTTTATCCGATGGCCATGCATATGCGTGATCATTTATTGAATTACTATTTAGTGGAGGCTCATAATGCGGTTGACGAAGCCCAGACTGAGCAATTGATTGCCGAAGAAGCAGAGGAGCAGGTTGAAATTATCCTGAAGGTTCAGGAGTTTATTGAGAACCAATTAGGTGGATTTGCTCAAGAGCTTGCTCAGATTACTGAAACTGCACAGCAGTTTAAGCCTGAAAATCAGCCTCAACAGCCTGGCGATGCAATGAAGATTGCAGAACTTAGTGCTCAAATTAAGCAGAGCGAACTTCAGCAGCGCACAGAGCGTGATGGAGCCCGAATACAGCTTGATAACGCTAAAATGCAGGCATCTAACGAGATTGCACAGCTTAAAATGCAGCAGACTGCTGAAATTGAACGCGCCAAGCTTGCAGCTAGTCAACAAGATCGTGAAGAAAGGTCAGAAATTGCTGGATTGCGTGAACTTTCTGCTACAGAGCGCAACAACATCAGTGAAATGTCGGAAACTGACCGCTTAAATACCCGTGAACAAGGCGAAAATAAGCGTAAGGCAGAAGATTTAGCTGCTAGAGAGCGAATGAACAGTTCTGATAACATGACCGCTAAAGAACTAGCGGCTATGGAGATGGAATCAGGCCAGAAAACTTCATACACCAGCGGTGGGGGAATTGATCCATAATGGCATTCTTACAAAGCAACATACCGCACTTTAAGTGCTGGGTCAGGAAAGAATACACTCACAACCATGAGAAGTTTCATGGCGAGTGGATTCATGCGATGGCCGTAGCTGTTACGACTTTACCGAATCGCTGTTTGAGCTTCCAGATGATATTTACTGGAGCTGAAACTTATGACACAGATGAATCTAATGTTCACGGAGGAGCAATGTGGGCAAGAATGCCCATAACTGCTCTAATGGGGGACACTCCAGTTGACGAGTGGCCAGAGCCAATGTCTACACATGACGCCCAGCCTTGGGATTGTGCATCTCACACTCACAGCGTCTATGTTATAGACCGATGTACGCCAGCCCCTTGGCTGGCAAAGATTGACGGGAAGTTTTATCCTGCCAAATACTATTTTACGGTGGACTATACCGATTCAGAAGTAGCAGACGATCCAGCTCAACATAAGCAGGCGCACGTTCTAGAACTTCTTGATGCAGGAAAATGGACGGGTAACATAGTAGCGTTACCGAATAATCGGGTCCGGGTAAGTCACCCAGCTTGGTTTGAATTGGGAGAAGGCGCTCCTGATTTCAGGCCGTCCCAGCATATCCACTACAGCAAGTCTGATCTGGATTATACGCTTGACGTTAACCAAGTTTTTGATAACATTTATGCAGCAGAGGAAGAAGAAAATGATGAAAAGTAAAGGTTACTCTAAGGGTGGCGCAATGAAAACAAAGGGCTACTCAAAAGGTGGCAAGATGAAAACTAAAGGCTACGCTAAGGGCGGTGCAGTCAATATGGACTCAGATCAAGTAAGCCAGCACAAGCGTATGGCTGCTGGTTTTGGAGCTATGACTGGAGTTAGCCGTAAGCATTGGCAAGGCAATGTTGACAAGAACGGCAACCCTATTGTTTTTGCTAATAGTAAGCCTAGAACAATATCAAAAGGCGATCCAGCGTCTTAAATTTATGACGGTTGGATATAATATTAAACAGCTATACTGAGGAAATATAATGGCAGCTAAACCAGGTTTGTACGCAAATATTGCAGCTAAACAGAAACGTGTTGCAGCGGGTAAAAAAGATCCAGCTACAGGTAAGCTTGAGAAAATGCGTAAGAAAGGGCAGGCAGGTGCGCCATCAGCTGGGGCTTTTGTGAGCGCAGCTAAGACAGCGAAAAAGCCTAAGAATAATGCTTAATGAATATAGACTCAAAGTTACTAAATATTCTCAAGGCTAATCAGGCAGAGTTTGCGCTTGAAGCCTTGCAGAAGCCGCATAAGAACGATGCTTTTGAGTACGGGTATCGGGTAGGAACGGTTGCAGGTTACGAGGCATCCATTAATGTACTTTTAAATCTATTAGACGAGGAAAGAAATAATGACCACGACTTATGAGGACGCAATCGCGGAGGCTTTTCCAGAAGTTTGTTCTGGCATTCAGCCTTTCGGTAGCCGCGTTCTGGTTCAAATTCGCACCGCTAAGAATAAAACAGCTGGGGGCATTTTACTAACTACGGACACCACTGACACTGAGAAGTGGAATACGCAGGTAGCCAAAGTTGTCACAGTTGGGCCATTAGCTTTTAAAAATCGTAATACGATGGAAAGCTGGCCAGAAGGAAACTGGTGTAAGGAAGGTGAGTTTGTGAGAGTTGCTAAGTACGGAGGAGACCGATGGGAAGTACCTATTCCTGACGCAACCAATGGCGAAGCAGCAATGTTTGTAATTTTTAATGATCTTGACATTTTGGGTAGCGTAATTGGCGATCCCCTTAAAGTTAAGGCATTCATCTGATAAGGAGATGAGTAATGGCTGAACAAGAAAATATTGAAGATGTGCTGATTGAAAACGATGAGCAAGAAGAAGAACTGGTGATTGTTGAAGAAGAACCTTCTAAAGAAGATTCTGATGATGACGATGACGAGCGTGTTGCGGCTGAGTCTGATGACGATGACTCTGAGCGCGAGGCTATACGTGAACGTAGGCGTAAAGAAAAAGTTGATCGTAAAGGAAGGCGTGAGACCGCCATCAAGCGCGACAAAACAGAGTTGGACTTCTTGCGAGGTCGAAATGATGACCTTGAGAGGCGTATCAGCACACAAGAACAACGTGCTCACCAGCAAGAATTGACTGGCATTGATGCAGCTATTGCTCAAGCACAAAAAGAAGTAGGAATGGCTGAACGAGTTATTGCCAAGGCCGTTGAAAATAACAACGGCAATGACGTTACTAAAGCGATGAAGTATCGTGACGAAGCCATGAATAAAGCGCAGCAGCTAAACTATAACAAGCAGCAAGCAGCGCAACAAACTAACACAGCTCCATCAGTTGATGATCGGACCATGCATCATGCCAAGCAGTTTATGGAAGATAATCCGTGGTACGACTCACATGGTCGAGATGAAGATTCTGCAATTGTAATGGCGATTGATCAGTCTCTTAGTCGAGATGGTTACAATCCTCAAACCGAAGAATACTGGGACGAGCTAACTGCTCGATCTGCGCGTAGGTTACCAGAGCGTTTTGACGATGATGAGGGTTCACGAAAGCCTGAAAAGTCTGTTCGCAAGGCACGGGGTGGCCCAGCAGTTGGGTCAGGAAAAGAACACGCGCCGTCTTCGACTCGCAGGGAAGTTTATATAAGCCCAGAACGCAAAGCTGCTTTAGTAGAAGCTGGAGTGTGGGACGATCCTGTCTTACGGACTCGATATGTTAAGCGATACGCTGCATACGACAAAAGTAACGCATAAGCAACACTTAAATAAAAAACTTGCTTTATTATGTGCAAAACACACATAATAGAACAATCGCTGCAAGGAGCGACTAAATATGAGCAAAACAG